ACCACCAATGGATATGGAAACACCACCGACAGATATGGGAGCACCTGTAGAAGATAACACCGAAGAAATCGATATCACAGATTTAGTTAATATGACTAAATCAATTAAAAAAGATGTTGACGATAGTAAATCTGAACATTCAGGTGTTAATCAAAAAATGGATGATATCTTTACTAAATTAGGTGATTTAGAATCAAAATTATCTGAAATGGGTTCAATTATAGATAAAATAGACCAACTTGGTTCTAAAGTTGATTCTATGAAAGAAAAAACACCTGAAGAAAAATTGGAATTACGTTCTTTAGATTCGTATCCATTTAATCAAAATCCACAGGAATTCTTTAATCAAAAACAAGGTGAGATGAGAGTATCGGGAAAAAATGATTACGTTCTAACAAAACAGGATGTTGATGATTATTCAAAAGATATGATAAAAAATAGTTTTAACGACGAAGAAGAAAATGAATTTAAATACTAAAGTAAACTTATTTTTAGGTATTCACGCCCAATTAAAGATATTTCATTGGCAAACAAAAGGTTATGCTAGACATAACTCATTTACACAAACTAGAGACGAATTGGAAGATTTGATGGATAGTTTTATTGAAGAAGCGATGGGTAAATATGGTAGATTCTCATTAGATGAAGAAACCAAAACCATTGAATTATTTAACTTATCCGAATTGAAACCAATTGAAATGGTTGAAACGATATGTCAATCTTTTATTGGTTTTACTGAAGAATTAGACCCCGTTGATACGAATTTACTAAACATTCGAGATGAAATGTTAGGTTTATTCCAAAAATTAAAATATCTTTTAACATTAGAATAAAAAAATAGATAATAGAAATGATAACAAGAAACCAAGCACTTAGTGGAACAACTTCAACTAGAAATACATTAACATATATTGACCAGTTAATTACTGGGGCAACCCAACAGGGATTATATTACATCATAGTTTCGGAATCAAATATAGACGATTCTATGGCAACAGTAATAAGAACAAACGGATATAGAGTAGATAAGAGAAACAATTTCTCAGGTACTAATTACGATTATATAATTAATTGGGAGTAATAAAAATATTTTTTAAAAAAAATGAAGTCAGGTTTTGTAATCTGACTTTTTTTGTTTATACTTTACATAGATATATTTCTAAACAATTAAATTTTAAAAAAAATGAGTACATTCGAATCAGTACTAGCACAGTACGAAAAAAACAAACAAGTCGCAGGCGGCAACAGTAACAAGGTATCCCAAGAGGATAGAATGAAAAAGTATTTTACTACACTTTTACCAAAAGGTTCAAGAAGTGGTGAAAAACGTATCCGCATCCTTCCAACGGAAGATGGTAGTACACCATTTAAAGAAGCTTACTACCACGAGTTACAAGTGGATGGTCAATGGGTAAAACTTTATGACCCAAAACAAGAAGGTAAGCGTTCTCCACTAAACGAAGTTTATGAAGGTCTAATCATGACTGGAGTTGAAGCTGACAAGGTTTTGGCTCGCCAATATAGAGCTCGTAAATTTTATATTGTCAAAGTTATTGATAGAGAAAACGAACAGGACGGTGTTAAGTTTTGGCGTTTTAAACACAACAGTAAAGGTGAAGGTATTTTAGATAAAATCTTCCCATTGTTCAAAAATAAAGGTGATATCACCGACACTCAAAAAGGTCGTGATTTAATCATCACCCTTGGTTTAACCAAAGCGGGTAATGGTAAAGAATACACCGCAATTACATCAATTATTCCTGAAGATATTACTCCATTATCAAACGATAATGATACAGTAAATTCATGGATTAATGATGAATTAACATGGGCGGATGTGTATTCTAAAAAACCAGAAGAGTATCTTGAGATGATTGCTAAAGGTGAAGTTCCAAAATGGGATGTTGAAACTAAGAAATATGTTTCAAATCTTTCAGAAGAAACAACTTTAATGTCACCATCAAATTCTAAATTAGAACCTATCGTTGACATTGACCCACAGGACGATGCTGAGGTTGACGACGAATTGCCATTTTAATTTAATTGAGATTGGACACTTAACATAGACAAAGTGTCCAATCTCTTATTTCTTATTTACAAATTATTTACAAAATATATACAACATAGACAATGGCAAAAATAGCAAAAAAGGAGTTTAACTTCAAAGAGAAGTTCTCCACGAAAACAAAATACAAAGAAACTAACTTTTATTTTGCTGGTGACGCATTTTTAAACGCTTGTGGATTACCGGGTCCTGTTATGGGTGGTATTAATATGTTCTTAGGACATAGTAATTCATCTAAAACAACAGCAATGATATTAGCTGCCGCAGATGCACAAAAAAGAGGTGATTTACCTGTTTTTATTATCACAGAAAAAAAATGGAGTTGGGAACACGCAGTTGAATTAGGATTAAAGGCAACCAAAAATTCAGATGGTGAATGGGAGGGTGATTTTATTTTCAACGATAGTTTTGATTATATTGAACAGGCAACTGATTTTATTAATAGTATATTAGATGCACAAGAAAAAGGTGAAATTCCTCACTCAGTTTTATTCTGTTGGGATTCAGTTGGTTCAGTACCATGTAAAATGACATTTGAAGGTAAAGGTGGTAAAATGCATAACGCATCCGCATTATCTGACAAAATTGGAATGGGAATTCACTCAAGAATTTCAAAATCAAAAAAAGAAGATTATCCATATTATAACACAATGATTGTTATTAACCAACCATGGGTAGATTTACCGGATAATCCATTTGGACAACCCGAAATCAAAGCAAAAGGTGGTGAAGCATTATGGTTAGCGTCTTCATTAGTATTCTTGTTTGGAAACCAAAAGAAAGCGGGTATTAATCACATTACGGCAACTAAAGGTGGAAGAACAGTATCTTACGCAATTAGAACCAAAATTTCTATTTTGAAAAACCACGTAAACGGTATTCAATTTAAAGATGGTAAAATCATTGCTGTTCCTCAAGGATACATTGATGACACAAAAGAGGCTTTAGAAGACTACAAAAAACAGTATTCACAATATTGGAACGCAATTCTTTCAGGAACGGGTGAAATCGTTTTAGAAGAAGAAACAGAAGATTCAATTGGAGAGTAATTTTCAACCTATAAACAAAAAAATTAAATGTCCGTACTACTTGTTGACGGTGACAACTTATTAACTATCGGGTTTTTTGGATTAAAAAACCACTTCCATAAGGGTAACCATATTGGGGCTCAGTATCATTTCATCAACACATTAAGAAGATTAATTGACATTCATCGATTAGATAAGGTCGTTGTCTTTTGGGACGGAGAAGAGGGTTCATCATCTAGAAAAAAGTTCTATAGTCATTATAAAGAAAATAGAAAAAGTAGGATTAGAACTGAAGAGGAAATGGGTGCTTACTCCAACCAAAGAAATAGGGTTAAACAATATTTGGAAGAATTATTTGTCAGACAAGGTGAATATGATTTTTGTGAAAGTGATGACTGTATAGCACATTATACCCAAAAATCGAATGAAAATATAATAATTTATTCATCCGACGGAGACCTAACCCAACTTGTTTCTGAACGAACACAATTACTAAACCCTTCACATAATAGAATATATAATTTAAATGATATGTTTGTTTATGACCACGAAGAAATTCTCATACAAAACATTAAACTTGTTAAGATGATGTGTGGAGACCCATCAGATAATATTGCCGGCATTAAAAGTTTAGGTGTTAGGAGATTAATTGCACTTGTACCTGAAATAAAAACACAACCATTAACACTTGAAAATCTTAAAGATAAATTCAATATCTTGTTTGAACAAGATAGAGATAACAATCTAATAAAAAACTTAATAACAGGTGTCACTAAACACGGAGTATTGGGAGAGGAGTTTTACAACGTAAATAAACGTATAGTAAGTCTTGATGAACCTTTTCTTACTGAAGAGTCAATAGTCTCAATAAATTCGCTTATGACTGATATAATGGACCCGGAAGGACGTTCTTATAAGAATACAATGAAGATGATGATGGAGGATGGGATATTCCTTTTATTACCAAAATCTGATGATTCTTGGATTAATTTCCTAAACCCATTTTTAAGATTAACAAGAAAAGAAAAAAATAAAAAATTAATAAAAATAAAAAACAATGACTAATCAAGAAGTAACCAAATTCGAATTTATATTAACTTTGGGCAAAAATATAGTTTGCCAAAGATTCTTTAATGTAAGAGACCATAATCCTAAATCTAGAAGGTCGATGGATTTACATGAATATATAAAAGATATTTGTGAAGAAATCTCATATGATTTGAAAACAAAAACTATGGATTATTTAACTGAAAATCAAGATTATTTTTACGGTTTGAGGGGTGCAGAATCCATTGAAGTAGATGAGAAAGAATTTTTTTTATTGGTGATAAAAATAGAAGATAATGTATTTATTCAAAGGATGTTTTCTTCGAGTATCTTTCACCCAAAAGTTAGATACACGGTAGACATTCGCCCAAGCCTGAGGAGATATCTATCGGACTTAACTTATATTTTATCATCAGAGGAACTAGAAACAACATATTTAAATTACAAATTATAAAAAAAACTAATTATGACAGAAAAGAACTTTGGATTTCTCGGAGCATCATTCCAACAGGCACTGATAAGAGCGATTATTGAAGACAAAAAATATGGGGAACAGATAATTGATGTAATCGATAGTAAGTACTTTGATAACAATTCCTTTAGATTTATTATTCAAAATATTAAGGAACATTTTACCAAATATAGTAAAATACCTAACTATGACACTCTGTCACAACAAATTGTGTTAGAGTTAAAAAGTCAAGAAAATGCTAGAATACATTTAGACACAATCTTGGGTATTAAGGAAAACACCCAAGATTTCTCATTAGTAAAAGATGAGGCGTTAAATTTTTGTAAACAACAAAATTTAAAAAAGGAGTTAAAAAGGGTAAATCAGATTATTGACAACGGCTCATTTCAAGAATATAGTACCATTGAAGGTATCATTCAGAAAGCAATGCAAGTTGGATTACCACCCGAAGAATCTATGGATGTATTTCATAATATTGATGAGGCATTAGAGAAGGATAATAGACACCCAATCCCAACCGGAATTGATGGGTTGGACGCTATGTTAAAAGGAGGATTAGGTAGAGGTGAATTAGGAGTGGTTTTAGCACCAACAGGTACAGGTAAAACAACACTATTAACACTTTTTTCAAACACCGCCTATAACTACGATTTCAATGTAGTTCAAATATTTTTTGAAGACAATCCATCAAACATTAAAAGGAAACATTTTACAATTTGGACAGGTATTGAACCAGATGAACAACCAAACAACAAAGATGAGGTAAAACAAAAAGTTGAAGAGGTTAGAGCGAGGTGTACCGGTTCATTAAGTATTGTTAAATTACCAAGTGATTCCGTTACTATTTCGGAAATTAAAACAAGAATCAGAAAACACATTTCTGATGGTAAAAAGATTGACCTTTTAGTTATTGACTATGTTGATTGTATAACACCAGAAAGGTCAGTAAACGGTGAAGAGTGGAAAGGTGAAGGTTCAATTATGAGAAGTCTTGAATCGATGACAAGTGAATTCGACATCGCAATATGGACAGCAACCCAAGGTAACAGAGATTCGATATCATCGGAAGTTGTTACCACCGACCAAATGGGTGGTTCAATCAAGAAGGCTCAAATTGGTCACGTTGTTTTATCAGTTGGTAAAACATTAGAACAAAAAGAACATAATTTGGCAACTATGACTTTATTAAAGTCTAGAATTGGTCAAGATGGTGTGATTTGGCAAAACTGTACATTTGATAATAGATATTTAATTATTAATACCGAATCTCAAAGTACATTATTAGGACATAAAGAAGATGTTCAAAAAGACAACGCAACACGAGCTAAAGATGCATTTATGAAAAGACAAAAGGTCTTGAATCGTGAAAATTAATAACAAAGTAAAATAAAAAAAACAAAACAAGAATATAATTAATTAGTATGGACGAATCACAAAAAATATTATCGGATTTAACAGTATACATGAAGTACGCTAAATACGTTCCCGAATTACAGAGAAGAGAAACATGGGATGAATTGGTAACAAGAAACATGAATATGCACATTAAAAAATTCCCTAAATTAAAAAAGGAAATTAAAGATGTTTATCAATATGTTTATAACAAAAAAGTTTTACCATCAATGAGGTCGATGCAATTTGGAGGTAAACCAATTGAGATTTCACCAAATAGAATTTATAACTGTGCCTACACACCAATAGACCATTTAGATGCGTTTTCTGAAGCAATGTTTTTATTGTTAGGTGGAACGGGTGTTGGGTATTCGGTACAAAAACACCACGTTGAAAAATTACCCGAGATTAGAAAACCAAATCCAAACAGAACCAGAAGATTTTTAATTGGAGATTCAATCGAAGGATGGGCGGATGCAATTAAAGTATTATTTAAATCATACTTTGGAGAACAAGTATCAACTCCTGAATTTGATTTTTCGGATATTAGACCAAAAGGTGCTCAACTTGTAACATCAGGTGGTAAAGCACCAGGACCTCAACCATTAAAAGATTGTCTTCACAAACTACAAGGTATGTTAAGTGCAAAAGAAGATGGTGACAGATTAACCCCAATTGAAGTTCATGATATGGTTTGTCATATTGCAGACGCTGTGTTAGCTGGTGGTATCCGTAGAGCAGCACTTATCTCATTATTTAGTGCTGATGACAACGAAATGATTTCTTGTAAATCAGGTTCATGGTGGGAACAAAATCCACAAAGAGGTAGAGCAAACAACTCAGCGGCACTTGTTAGACATAAGATTACGAAAGAATTTTTCTTAGATTTATGGAAACGTGTTGAAGCTTCAGGAGCAGGTGAGCCTGGTATCTACTTTACAAACGATAAAGATTGGGGAACAAATCCATGTTGTGAAATTGCATTAAGACCAAATCAATTCTGTAATTTATGTGAGGTTAACGTATCTGACATTGAATCACAAGAAGACCTAAATGCTCGTGTTAAAGCTGCGGCGTTCATTGGAACATTACAGGCGGGTTATACAGATTTCCATTATTTAAGAGATGTTTGGAAAAGAACAACTGAAAAAGATGCGTTAATTGGTGTATCTATGACAGGTATTGGTTCAGGTGTGGTTTTAGGTTATAACATGAAAGAAGCTGCAAAGGCGGTAAAAGAAGAAAATACAAGAGTTGCGGAACTTATTGGTATCAATAAATCAGCTCGAATGACAACCGTTAAACCAGCGGGAACAACTTCATTAACGTTAGGAACATCATCAGGAATTCACGCTTGGCACAATGATTATTACATTCGTAGAATTCGTGTTGGAAAGAATGAGTCGATATATGGTTTCTTTTTAAATAACCACCCTGAATTGGTTGAAGATGAATTCTTCCGACCACACGATACTGCGGTTATTTCTGTTCCACAAAAGGCACCGGAAGGTTCAATATTAAGAACAGAAAGTCCATTCCAACTATTAGAAAGAGTTAAGAGAATTACTCAAGAATGGATTAAACCCGGTCACAGAACTGGTTCAAATATGCACAATGTGTCTGCCACAATTAGTTTGAAACCTGAAGATTGGGAATTAGCTGGTGAGTGGATGTGGGATAATAGAGATTTCTATAATGGACTATCGGTACTTCCGTATGATAATGGAAGTTACATTCAAGCACCTTTTACTGATTGTACTAAAGAAGAATATGATAATTTGTATTCAAAACTTCATTCAATTGATTTAAGTAAAGTTATTGAACATCAAGACAACACAGATTTAAGTGGTGAGTTGGCTTGTTCATCTGGCGGATGTGAAATTAAATAACGAAAAAAATAAAAATAATTATGAAGGGGATGGTCGAAAACTTTCCCCTTCTGATTTTTATATAGAGGACGGTAAATATGTTTTTACTGAGGAGTTTCACTTAAAACGAGGGTTTTGTTGTAATTCGGGATGTAGACATTGTCCTTATAAAAAGAAATTGGGTGGCTCCCTTAATGGTTCGCGGCCGACCGCTTTTTCTTATTTATTACTATTTTATCTTTGTTTATATTTATTGGTATGGCATCATACGGTATAGATTTTCCATTCAGACAAAGCCCCAAGGGAGATTTTTTTAATATGACGGAAATACCCGAAAGGGAGATTAGGGCTAATTTAATACATCTCATTCTAACTAGAAAGGGTAGTAGATATTATTTACCCGATTTTGGTACGAGATTATATGAATTTATATTTGAACCAAATGACCAAATTACGTTTAACCAAATAGAAGACGAAATAAGAACATCGGTTAGAAAGTTTATTCCAAATTTAGAAATTAAATCAATCACTGTTACTGCGGCTGACCAAGACCCAGACGAGTCTGTTAGTGTGAGTGAAGATGAGGACTCAAGATTATTTAGAGTTTCAAGTTATTCCACAAAACCTTATACCGCTAAAGTAAGAATAGATTACGATATAAATAACGAACCATTCACTTCGTCTGATTTTATAATTATTAATATATAACATGAGTAAGAAAATATCATATGCGACTAGAGACTTCGCGGGGCTAAGACAAGAGTTGGTAAATTTAACTAAACAATATTATCCGGATTTAGTTAAAAATACGAATGATGCATCAATCTATTCAGTTCTTTTAGATTTAAACGCAGCGGTTGCTGATAACTTACATTTTCATATTGATAGGGTTTGGCAAGAAACAATGTTAGATTTTGCACA